TGATCACTCTATTTGGCAGGAACATGAGTCGATTTCGTTCCTCACTCAGCAGAGAGAATCCATGTTGTATACGCTGGGTGATATACCAAAACGTTCTAGGTTGTCTAGGCCGCTTGTGGAGTATATGAAGGAGGCTCTTAGGCGTCTCAATGATCATTACTCGGATATTGTCGCGGCCTCCCGAGGGTCTGCTCGAGCGCCCCCTCTAGCTGTGTTCATGTTTGGTAAACCTAGGATAGGGAAATCGTATGCCGGTGTTTCGTTGCAGCAATCTTTGCTGCCCGGCGACACGGTTGACCCTAATCCTGTGGTACCGTACAACTTGTCTGATAGGTTTATGTCTAGTTGGAAAGGGCATAAGCTTGGTTTGTGTATCGATGATTTTGTTGCTAGCCAACTTTCGGTTGATAATGTCATGGATATGTTGCAAATTTGCTCTAGCGCGCTGTACTCCCCAAATATGGCTGCGCTCTCAGACAAGGGTAGCATTTTGTTTGAACCTCAGTTGGTTATGGCAATGAGCAACAGTTCTTTTGGGGAGGCTTTGCCAGGTACGCCAAACGTTAACATTGATGCATTTTGGTTACGCTTTATTGGCGTACAATGCATCTTGTTGGACAAGTTTAGCATGCCCAATGGTCAACCAGACAAGGCAAAGATCAAGGAAGCGAATAAAGTTGAATTGTTTTCGCACTTGACCTTCCAAATCTGGCGGCAAACCCCTGGTAGAAACGGTAATATTGGATCTCCTGAGATGGTTGGCCCCAAGATTCCCTACCGTGTCTTAGTTGGTTATTTGTATGCCAAGCTTAAGGAATCTAGAGCTGAGGTCCGCACTCTAGCGAGTCAGACAGAGTCGGCGCGGGCTTTGAACATCCCAGTGGTTGATTTGGACGTTTTTGATCGACAGGTTCGTGACCCTGTTAGTGTTAGGTTTACAATGGACACTGGTGGGGACTATTTGAGTGGTGTCGCCAGTTATTTTAAACCTGAAGATTTTGATGCGATTGTGAAGCTGAGGGATCCCGTTTGGCACGACTACACGAAGAACCCGATTAAAGGAGTTGTTGCGTCGCTTGGTGTTAACCGCAATAACTATGGTACGAAGCGTGATCAGGTTAACAAGGTTATTGGTAGAGTGAGGGCCATTGGTCAGGAGGATTGTATTGTGGCCTTTTGCTTGGTTTGTTGGAAGCCCATGTTTCGTGACAGGAAAGAACTGGGGGCTTGCCCCATCTGTAATGCTAACGCTTGTATTGTTCCCAGGGTGTGGAAATCGGTCGACTCTACTGTTGGTGCATTGAGGAAGACTAATCGACAATACAAGCGCCAACTTTACCCGGATTTTAAGACTGTTCTGTCAGAGTTTATGGTCCCAAAGGAGCGGGATACAGTCAACAGGAAGCTTGGTAATGACCGCAGATTTGAAGCTAAGTCAACCAAACAACCTGTCCAGGAAGTTAAAGTTGGTACGGAGGTGAAGGTACCACCTGCCACTGAAAGTAAGTCGTCATCGAGTTATGCCGATGCCGCCAGGGGTAAGGAGCGAGAGCAGGAGCCTGAGGCCATGACAAAGACGGCACAGTTGCGCGCTCATGCCAAGCGCAACGCCTATCTTCGGAGACTCTACGAGGATACTGCTAAGAGTGCGGTCCCGGATGGTGAGGACGTTCTGGCTCAGGCCATGTATGGTGAGGCCGAGTTGGAAGGTGATCATTTTGTCCAGGTTAGCAGTGCCAATGGTGCGAATGCTATCGTTAAAGAGAGCTATTACGGTCCGCTCTTGAAGATTGTCATTGCCGCATCTGTGGTGACAGCTAGTCTCCTTGCTGTCGTTGGTATCGCTCGCTGGAAGTTGAATCGCAAGTGTCCTGATTGCGATGAAGTTGAGTGTGAGTGTGAAGGAGTTGATATGACGTGGGGCACGGACAAAAACAAGGCTTATCGGGAGAAGTTTGAGGAGGACCGTTTAAAGCTTCGCCGTCGCAAAGGGAAACAAGGCCGCCGTGCTAAAGCCGAGTTTCACGACGATCGTTACCAGGATATTGTTTGGCGAAGAGGTGGCGATGGTCGGATGCGAGCTGAGACACACTGGACTGGTGGAGATGGTATTGAAGATATGGTTGCTGCGAACACCAAGGGAATTCGTGTTTTGCAACCCGATGGAAGTATTTTTGGTACAGGTACAGGTTTCTTTGTTCGGGATGGCTGTTTTGTCATGAATTCGCATGTGGTTTGTCCATCGGGTGACGTTCAGTGGAACTACACGTTAGAGGTTGATGGTAAGGTTGTTGTTATGGACCCTAGCACCCTTACCCACGTGTTTAAGAAGGACCATGATGTGATGGTGTTGAAGTTGGATGGTGCCGCGTACGATTTGTCCAAATATGTTTCACTTGGTGCGGATCCTAATGTTGTGACTGACAGTGTGCTCATCACTAAAGAGGGGCCCAAGGAGATGGGCAAGATTAACAAGCAATTTGTCAATTACTTTAGTGGTAGGTACATGATGCAGGATGTCTGGACTGGAAAGACAGGTAAGTTTGGTGACAGTGGTTCTCCACTGCTCATTAGGCACCTTGGTCTATCTCGTCCAATTGTCGGTATCCAGAGTTGTAACATTACGAGGAACAATGTTACTTTTGGTGTGTTCTTGCAGTTGAACTTGGATGAACTTGAGATTTCATTGGCTCGTTTAAGTGGGCATGGTACGCCCTTTATACCACGAGTCAACGTTGATCGTACGGAAGAGGATTGTATGCCCGACAATACTACCCCAGCTGGATTTGTGTGCTTCCCTAACCCGTCTTCAACAGCACCTACCACCTATGCTACATTTGTGGAAGAAGGTAAGGAGGTGCTTGATTACAGGGAAGGTTATGGCATTGCTAAATTTGGTGATAAGGATGCGCGTTGCAATTTGACGACTGTTGGCCTATTGAGGAAACATGTCATGAAAGCGACTGCGAAGACTGTCATTGAGTACGATGCTACTCATTTAAAGTCAGCGATGGAAGTTGTGCGGGATAATTTGATTTCCCCGACTGGGTTACCGCCGGGTGAAACGCTAACACGCGTGACTCCTTTAATGGAATCTGAGATTTTGTGTGGTCATGCTGTTGATCTACCAGAGGTTGGTCCTATTGATTTGTCTACTAGCCCTGGTTTTCCCGATAAGGTTTACTCTCACACTCCAGGTAAAGGATCGCTGGTCGACGTTGAGGAGGAAGAACTACGCCCACAGTATCGTGCTTATAACGATTGGATTGGTTACTGGTTATTGAAAGGTGGCCCCAAGAGTGTTGAGTTGGCTGATCGGTGGGTTGTGGATTGGATTCTTAAGGATGAAGTGTTGCCTATGAGGAAGTTGGTAGCTGAGAGTACTCGGGCGATTGGTATGAGTCCGCTGTCCATGACTTACTACTGCAAGCGATATTTTGGTCATTTCGTTAGCGGTATGAAACGTGGCAAATTGTACAATTGTTGCGCTGTTGGCCTCGATATCAACTCGATTGACTGGCACAATCACTGGGCCCGTACGTTCTCACAGTACCCATTGGGTTTTGATGGGGATTTTGGTGATTTTGATAGTTTTTTGAACGCGGATTTGATGGCGCAGGTCAAATCCATCATCCTGTCTTGGTACAGTGCTAGCTTTAAGGAGAATCCTTGTAATCCTGGTCTTTTTGAACAGGAACAGAAACTTAGAGCAGCACTTTTGGACCATATGTTGACGGTTAAAAACAAAATAGGGCCCCAGATGTTCACCAAGACCGTTGGTTTGAACTCGGGGCACTATCTTACTACTACCATCAACACGTTGGTTTGTCAGTTACTCATTTACTATGCCTGGTTTGATAGGGTTGGTGGTGACCCCCGTGGTAGCATGTTCCCAACATGCTATGGTGACGACCATGTTGTGGCTGTCACTACCAAAGCCGCGAGTAAATTTAATTCCCAAGTCATGCATGATGTCATAGTGTCTTTAGGTGGTAGGTACACTAGGGCTGATGTGAACAAGGGATTTGGTGCTTGTCAGGGTGTAGAAGGACTTGGTTTCTTGGGCACAACCATAAGATTTGATGACGAGTTGCAGTTGTTTTTGGCTAAACCCGACTATGACTCATTGTTTAAAATCTTTGCTTTCACACGGGCGCGTGCCGATCCTATCCCCGTGTTGAAGCAAGGAATTGCGTCGAATCTCATTCGTGCATTTGGAGGTGGCCGCGGCTATTATGGTGACTTGATCACGACCTACTCCAAATACACTGATGCCTTGGGGTTGTCAATCTGTTGGCCTAATTTTGACGATATCAAGGAATGGTATTTTAATCATGGTGATGAGGAGGCTGATTGTTACCCTGATTTGCCCGTGGATATTGTTTACACCATGGAAGCTGGTGCTAGCGACGTGCATGCTGATGACGTCACTGATGGAGGTGTTGTTGCCGCTCCTTCCGTAGGCGTCAGTCCACCCGACGCTGCTGAAACCCCTATCAGTGACATGTTGTCAATTGTTCGTCGTGCGAATCTTATCCGCGCCCCGGTAGAGAATTTCAATATTAGGTCAGTCGATTTTATCGTTTCAGATCGAATGACCCCGATAAACTATTTCTCCAGGCTTTTTAGAGCATGGTACGGTGATATGTTGGTGGTTACTCAAGGTGTGGCTGATTGTTCGGGTACGTTTTTCCTTGAACCAGAAGGATTCTCTGACGTCTCCGTTGTTGATCTCCACCTTGATACTACCACCAGTATCTCATTCGTGCCACAGTCGCGAAGCCCGCACTTTTGTGGTTTTTTGGAACACAAAATTGCTTTTGAATCTGTTTATCAGTATTGTCTCGTACCGAGTCGGACGACTGATGACGGTGCTTTATACAATACCGGTAGGTATTTGTTTAATTATATTGAACAAAAATCCCAAACCACTCAAAGTAATGTTAGTGGCGTTTTAATGCGGCCCGCTGACAACTTTAGGTTTGGTATTTTGTATAAAGTTCCACGTCTCCAATTGGTTGGTTCCTATTTTAACCACGGTGGTCAAGACCCATTTGATATCGGTTCTACCATGGTGGTTTCTGTTGGTCCTGGTGGTTCGGCTGTTGCAGCAACCACATTGGATATGTTGACTTGGACGGTTACTGATGTGTCTTATGGTGTACCTTACGGGCAGGGCATTAATAATGATCTCATATATCGTGCTACTTCTTTCACGGTCTTAACGAATACGGTATCGGTTGAGTTCTTACGCCAGTTTGGATTTAATATAGGCGAAGGGCAACCTTTGAACTTCACCGGTGCTATTGAAAATAAGACTATGAATGGAGACGACTTGTGGGTTATGCCCTACCCGGGAGTGGTTGAACCCACTACTGGGAGTGAACCCTTTGACCCATCTTCCTCGCGGTGGCAGAAGATACCGTTGCCCCCGACGACCCAAGTCAACATTGACAACAGAGTGTATACAAGTGCAACTGCTTGGTCCACGAATGCAAGTGCGTTTAATAATACAACTCTGTACCAACAGTTAGAGTTACCGACCGATAGGTTTTTGCCTTACGGTGTGTTTAGCCTGAAATGTCTTGCAGCGGAAGCTTCAAGTGGTGGACAAGATTATTGGATTTTGGATAAAACCCCTGGTTCTGTGCAGGCTGTTGCTGCACTCGAGACCAAAGTTGATTTCACCATGGACCAAGGTGTGACGATACATGGCAATGTTGAGGAGGTTAAACAAGAGGCTCCTCGCCGAGACGTGATAGATGTCCGCGAGCAAGATTTTGTAGCCCTTGGTAACCGTCCTCAGCTTGTTACTACTTTCACCTGGTCTAGTGGTGACCAACTGGCTAGTCCAAAGCTGGTGTTAAGTCTACCATTTGAAGCACTCGTTAGTGCAACCATTTCGGCAGCTATGCAGCGTTTTGTCTTTAGCAACTTTAAGATGCGAGTCACCTTTGTTGTTAATTCAAACGTTTTCCAAGCTGGGCGTTTGATTGCTTATTTTGTGCCGTTAAGCAATTCAACAGACGCCGCTGCCACACATGTTGGCAATTACCCGTCCCAGATGCTTGTGCAGCATATTTTTATACCTGCTGGTAAATTGGGTACTTACACTTTGGAAATCCCGTGGCGGTATCCGCTCGACGCTTTGGATTTAAGACGCGTTGGGTCAGATCCACCATATGGAACCTTGATAGTAGAACCATTTTCACTCTTGAGGAATGGCCCCACCTCGAAGGATGTTACGGTGGCGGTTAACTTTAGTTTGATAGATGGTAACTACAAAGTACCCGATCCTAGCCCCTCCCCCCTGCTTGGGGTTAGTTTCCAATTTACCGGTATGTATGCGTACTCAACTTTAGAGTTCGTTGATTACTGCACAACAACGGTGTTTCGAGGTTGGCCCGTTGGTACTCACATTAGGAAGTTCGCGCGGCACAAGGAAGGGAATCAGTGGTACTTTTACTCAGCTAGTGGGTATCCCCTACTAGTTACTGCTTATGGTTTCCGTGATTGTGTCATGTGGAAAGCGGTTGTGCGCACCTGTGCGAACAAACGGTGTAACAACCCCGTTTTGAATGAGGAGAAGGCTTGTGATTTCCATTTCACCGGTAACTATACTAGTTACAATGTCGGTAATGTTAACGATTCTTCAATAGATTTCAAGACGGCTTCCAGTGCGAGTGCTGATGCTAAACTCGATGTTCCAAATGTTGGGGCAAACCCTCCTCCAGTGGTGCGTAGTGGGTATCCACGAGTTGCTGGTGGTGTTGGTGTTAATTTCGCGGAAGAACTACAACCTATTGCCGGTGGGCAAAGGTTACCGACCATGTTGCCCATGGGTGTTGGTGACATGAATTTGGCGAACCTTGCTGGCAGATATACGTTTCTGACACGGTTTGCGATTGATGCTACCACTCCCATAGGTACAGTGGTCTTTGATACGCTGTTAACACCAACATCCCAGCTGTTCAATGTTGCCTTAGGTCAGTTAATTGTCCCTAGTTTGCTGGCTTATGTGGCTCTACCATTCACATTCTGGAGGGGTGACTTGTGTTACAAGTTTGTCCCAGTATTATCACCCGTGCATAACCTTAGGTTAGCGTTTACTCCCAATTATAACAGGGACGTTATTGTTGCGGATCAAGCGCAAGCTTATGGTCAATATGCCCAGGTGGCTACTTTTGATGCGGAACACCCGACCTTTGAGGTGGTTGTTCCATATATTTCCAATATGGCAAAGAAGAGGGTCCTGAAGGGATTCCAGTCCGACACAAATGCATATAGTGTTGGCACTTTGGCAGCTAGGATTTATAATCAATTGCAAGCCCCTGAGACGGTTTCCCAAACCGTCGACGTCTTGGTGTTCGTCTGCATGCGTAACGCCAAGTTCGAAAACATAGGAGTCGGTCCGGCCGATTGGCGCCCTGTGTTCGAGGTCTAGTGCTATTTTGTGCGATCTCAATTGTCTTACATTTA